AATGGATTCAGATCCACATAAACAAGCTCATAGCAGTACTCCAAATACGGATGCAGTCAATAATGATTCAATTAATGATCTTCCATTTTGATATTAAGCCGTGAACCGTGCGGCATCCTTAGCGGTAAAAAGGCAATTATTAACGTCTTTGAACGCTGGTTAGCCTTCCAGCAACAACTTTAAAGGTGGACTGCACCTAAAGCAGTGTTGTAATTCTGAGGGAAGACCGGGTATTGTTGCCCGGTTTTTTTAAAAAAAATATACAACGTATTGATATTTTTATTATATTTGTAGTTGATAATTGACTTCAGCCGTTGGATTATCATCGAAAACATTTAAAGCTTTTAAGGGGCGGGGTAGCTGAAGACTCCAATCCTTAGAAGCTTTTTTAATTTAAAAAATATGAAAACTAATGTTACAATGATTCGCAAAATGGGTTCCTTTGAAGTATTGCAAAGAACAAAGGACGGTATGTTTAATGCTACCAAACTATTGAATGACTGGAATAAAGTAGTAGGAAATTCTCAAAGGGATTTGAGCCGATTTTGGGAACAGGACGGTGTTAAATCATTCATTGAAATAATGATGAGCGAAGAAAATTTACATACCCCTGTAGAGGCGTATGTAAAAAGCAAGGCATCGAGGGGCGATAATGCCGGTACCTGGATGCACCCTATTTTATTTATCAAGTTTGCCATGTGGTTAAACCCACGTTTTGAGTATTATGTAATACGATTTGTTTACGATCAGTTGATACAATTAAGACACGATGCCGGCGATAATTACAGAGGCCTAACTAAATCACTTACCCAGTTTAGTAACGTTAATTATTCACAGGTTGCCAAAGGATTAAACTATATTGTTTTCGGGTTACATGATACCGATTTAAGACAAAAGGCCAGCGAATCGGAATTAAAACAGTTAACCGAACTTCAAAACAAACTTGCCTTTGCTATTGACATGGGTTATATCCGTACCTATGATGAATTAATTAATGAAATGAGAAGAATATGGCATTTAAAAAGAACAATGTATTGATATTATTTGTATATTTGTAGTCAATAATCGTGCGGCATCACGATAAAGACATTTTTTAATATAACCTTTTTACTGAGTAGGGATGCCGCCCGAAAAGTAGAAAGGTTTTTTATTTTAAAATTATGAGTTATTCAGATGATTTAAAAAACCCGCTTTGGCAACGTAAAAGGCTCGAAATTATGGATCGCGATCAGTTCCAGTGCCAATGTTGTTTTAACAAAACAAGAACATTAACAGTACACCATAAATGGTATAAAAGTGAATTAAAACCGTGGGAATATGAAGATGATTGTTATATTACTATGTGTGAATTATGCCATAAAGAATTTCATTTAAAAATTGGTGCTGTATTAAGTTCACTATTTAATAACGAAACTGATATATTTATTTTTAAGGAAAGATTATTTTGGGCTGTTATGAAAAATGGTGATAATACACTTAAGCAATTAAATTCAATGTTGGTTTCAATGATAGTAACAGAGGAGGAAATATGAAAGAATATTTTTCACACGACTATAATGCCAGGAATGATACAAAACTTGTTAAGGTTTTTATGAAACATGGCCTTTCCGGTATCGGTGCTTTTTGGTGCATACTTGAAATGTTATTCGAGGAAAGCGGTTATTTATTAAGAAGTGAATACGAACGTATTGCGTTCGAATTACGAACGGATAACGATACTATAAAATCTATAATTGAAAACTTTGATTTGTTCAAATTTGACGATGAAAAGTTTTGGAGTTTGTCAGCTTTAGATAGGTTAAATTCAAGAATGGAAATAAGCGAAAAGGCCAGAGAATCAGTTAATAAGAGATGGAATAGAATCAAAGGTAATACGAACGTAATACCAACGAATAACGAACGTAATACAAGTAAAGTAAAGAAAAGTAAAGTAAAAGAAAGTAAAGTAAATAAAAATAAAAGTATAATTCCTTCTTTCGAAGATTTTAAAAATTATGCTATTGAAAAAGAACCGTTAATCGATTTAAAGGCATTGAAAAATAAATATGATGCATGGATTGAAAATAATTGGTGTGATGGTTATGGAAATGAAATAATAGTTTGGAAAAGTAAATTATCAAATACGCTTCAATTTATTAATAAGGTTCAAAAATCTGAACAGATTAAAAAACAATATATGATTAAATGGTCAAATGGTAGCATTGATTTTGGTAAATCAAAAGAAGATTATGAATCAATGAATATGCGAACACCTGATAATATTGGAATAATTAGCGAATATAACGGAACAATTGATTAATTTAGTATTATGGAACTAAACGGATTTAAGATTGATAAATTCAATCAATACAACCTACCTGAAAAAACAAAATATTCAACATGCCCGATATGTTCAGAAACAAGAAAGCACAATACTGAAAAATGTATGATGCTTGATTGGGATCGTGGGCTTGGAACTTGTCAGCATTGCCATGAAGTTGTACAATTGCACACCTACACAAAAGTTGATACCAAAAAAGAATATGTAAAACCGGAATGGAAAAACAATACATCATTATCTGATAAAGTAATTAAATGGTTCGAAAGTCGTAAAATATCACAATTCACATTACGACAAATGAAAGTAACCGAATCAATGGAATGGATGCCACAACACCAAAAAGAAGTAAACACAATTCAATTTAACTATTTTAGGAACCAGGAATTAATAAACATTAAATTCAGGGATGGTGCAAAGAATTTTAAACTTTACAAGGATTCTGAAAAGATACTTTATAACTATGATTTTGCAGCAACTTCGAAAGATATTGTAATTGTTGAGGGTGAAATAGATTGCTTATCATTTGTTGAGGCCGGTATATTTCAAACGGTATCAATTCCAAACGGTTCAACTATTGGAAATGTAAACCTGGATTATATCGATAACTGTATTGAAATATTTGAAAACAAGGATAAAATATATCTTTGTTTAGATAACGATATTGCCGGGCAAAATGTACAAAAGGAATTAATAAGGCGTTTCGGTGGCGAAAAATGTTTGTTAATTGATTTAATCGATTGCAAGGATGCAAACGAACATTTAACCAAGTATGGTTCTGAAAGCCTTAAAAAATGTTTCGAAACTGCAAAAGAAGTACCGATTGATGGAGTATCATCTTTGTATGATTGGAAAGAAGAGTTCGAAGAATATCTTTTGAACGGAATGAAACAAGGTTTTAAAATAAATATCGATTCATTTGATGCTATTTTTTCAACATACACAGGCCAAACAATAGTAGTAACTGGAATACCATCGAGCGGTAAAAGTGATTTTGTTGATATGATGGCATTAGGTTATAATAAAAACTATGCATGGAAAACAGCCTATGCTAGTCCGGAAAACAAACCAAATAAAATACATGCCGGTAAATTAATTTCGAAGATTTGCGGGGAATGGATAAATAAAAAAGATCAATTAAATACTTATTGGTATAAGTTGGCAACCGATATAATAGACTATAATTTTAAATTCATCGATTTGGATGGGTGTTATGATCTTGAATCAGTTTTAAGTAAAGCAAGGAGCCTTATATTTAAGTTTGGAATAAAATGCCTGGTAATCGATCCATATAATAAAGTAAGGCTAAAAGAATCACAGAATAAAAACATAAACGAATATACAGCCGATTACCTTTTAAAGCTGGATGAGTTTGCCAGAAAATACGATATTTTAATTATATTGGTTGCACACCCGAGAAAGCCAACAATGGGAGAGGGTAAAGGGTATGAGCCTAATTTTTATGACATTAAAGGCGGTGGTGAGTTTTACGATATGTCACCACACGGAATATTAGTACATCGCGATTATGAAAACGATATAGTTAAAATAAAGGTTTTGAAAGTTAAGTATGCTCACCTGGGAGAAAACAATAAATGGATTTATTTGAAGTGGAACAAACTTAATGGTCGGTATGATAACTTTTTAATTCAGAATGAAAATCCAAACCAGGTAGGCCATTTATCAATTGATAGTTCGAATTGGGTAAGTAATGAAACACATATTCAAAAAGAAATTGAGATACCAAATACTAATTTTTACGAAATAGAAAAAGAAATTCCATTTTAGCCATGCAACCACACGTAAAAACATACCTAAACTATTTTGGATATACAATAGCTGATCGAATAGGCTGTGAAGTATGCAATAGTTATCAATCAGTAGAAATCCATCATATCATACCACGATCAAAGTTCGGATCAAAAACAAAAGACATTCAGGATAACATTGAAAACCTGATAGCACTATGCCGGCACCATCACGAACAAGCCCATGCGAATATTTTAACAAAAGAGTATTTAACCGACATTCATTTACATAACTTATGACAATAACTAATTTATTACTAAACAAAGCAACCGGCTATAATTTTGAGCCTGAGTTTCGATTCTGTGAAAGACGGTGGCGTTTCGATTTTGCACACGTTGGAAGTAAAACAGCCATAGAAATTGAGGGCGGTATATTTAGCCGTGGCCGACATACTCGCGGAGTAGGTTTTTTAAACGACATGGAAAAATATAATAAGGCAGTTGAACTCGGATGGGTAGTTTTAAGGTACACACCACAGCAAATGGATGAATTTGCAACATGGGAACAGATTAAAAAAGTAGTAAGCCAAAGAATACAGATATTTGAATTTTTAGAAGATAGTTTATGATCTACAATTTAGAAAATCAAAACGAAGTCTATTTATTTAACCAGCAGTCAAAACACATGCTTGAAAATAAAAAGATAGTGGAACTAAACCAATGGAAGGCAACCAGAAGTAACCAACAATCAAAATCCAGATGGCTATATCTTGAAATGGTTGCAAGTATATTAAAAGAACAGGGGCAAACATTTAACCCTCCTGGAACTAAATTAGAAGTACCTTTTACAAAGGATAATCTTTATTCGATATATTGGAACCCATTAAGGCAATATATGTTTCCTGGCAAAGAAAAGCAGTTAGACACCAAAGAATTTAGCGAACTTGTTGAAATGGTAATGATGCTATTTGCTAAGGTATTTGATATAAAAATAGACTTCCCAGATTGGAAACGAATAACTGATGAATTATGACACACCAAATTATAATACAGATATTTTGCGATTATTACGGAATAGAAAAAAACGTATTGATAAGCAAAAGCCGGGATTTAAAAATAATTGAAAAAAGGCAGTTACTTCAAAAAACATTAAGGGATTTCAATACACTTGAAAGAGTTGGAGAAATAACATTAGTTGGCCATGATACCGTACTTTCAAACATAAAGCGTATTTCAAACCGTATTGAAACCGAACCAAAGATAAGACAGGAATATAATGAAATACAAAAGATAATATCATTGTATCATACAACATCACTATTTAAACTTATCGAGTGTTGGAGTAAAAGAATGAGGCGTTTAGATAGGAATACAAACCCAAAAGCAAAAAGGCTTCATAAGGAAATGGAACAAAGAATGATAAATTTACTCTATTGGTGTAAAAAATTTAACATTAAATAGTTGTTTATTTATATTTGTTTATCGTAATATTGCAATATAATAATTTACATAAAAAATGGGAGCATCCAAATCAGAATCTTTTTCGGTAGAACAAAACGAAATGGCCAACTTGTTCAAATCACTTTCGCATCCAGCAAGAATTGCAATTGTTGACTATCTGTTGTCGGTTGATACCTGTATTTGCGGCGATATTGTAAACGAATTACCACTAGCGCAACCAACCGTTTCACAACATCTTAAAGAATTAAAAAACGCCAATATCATAAAAGGAAATATAGAAGGAACAGCCATTTGCTACTGCATAAATCCTGATACCATCGATAAAATCGAAAATCATTTTGGCATAATTCGCCACAAACTAAAAAATAAATGTTGTTAATTAATCAAACGTCACTTCGAGTGATTTTTAAAAGTAAAAATGCTAATTTTTATTTTTAAAAATTGTATCGAGAACTTATGAAAATAATTTTAAAGATTTCTAAAAGTGTTTCTGGATCTTAGCTTGCAATGAGATCAAAACTACAAGCTGGATCGTGGGCAGGTGAGTGTCTTGACGGTGAGGTCGTCTCTCTTTCGACTTG